TCAGGTCCCCGAGCGCAGTGCCTGCAGCTGCTCGGCCGGCAGGAGCTCCTCCTCCTCTGGCTTCTCAGCGCCTGACCGCAATACGCCCAGCGGCGGCAGCTTGATCGGTTCGGCCTGGGCGGCCGTGCCGTGCAGCCATGCATCCCAGTCGCCCGACTCCAGCATCACCACGCCACGCTTTTCTTTGCCGGGCCTGTGCATCAGAGACAGCACGGGGTGGCCGGCTGACATGGTGTAGTTGGGAATCAGCCGAGATGCCTGAGCAGGGGCGAACGATTCATGTGCTACGCATCCTTGGTGACAGTGCCAATAACCAGCTCTTCGGCCTTAGTTGATCTACACATGCGCCTGAACCCTGATCGGGCTCTCGTGCTCTTCAATGAATTGCGAACTGCATGCCCGAGAAAAAATCCTCTATACACAGGATTTTTTTGAGTGTGCAATGCCGAAGGGTTCTTATGCACCACGACACCTGACAAGTGAAAGAGGTATGATGGGAAACTCCGTTCTCCATTCAAAAAATTTCTGCCATCACAATGTAGGCTTGATGTGCGGCATCATCTCTATCGCTAAAGTCAGGACAGTGCCGCCATCACCCCACATGCCGAAATCATAAAAACTATCAAGAAGGATGATCTACACAATAAGATAAATCACATTTTAAAAAAAGATAGGCAAATCTTGCCATGATAAAAATCGCATTAACAGGGAAGATATGAAAAAATCAATCATAGTCACATTGTTAGCATCCACCATGATGCTTGGAATGAACTCACATGCTGCAGAGCATTTGTGGCGGATATTGCAGGGAGATCTGAATAACAATCTAGCGCCAGCCGTTGCCCCTGGAGTATGGTTGCTTGACTCAACGACAAACCAGCCAATTCTCCACACCCAGTGGAATGTTAATGAATGGACTCAGGCAGGAATCCCCGTCACGACTGCGAACCAAGCATCTGTCAATCCCTCCTGGTATGGAAGCACATCAGTGCAATGGAACAATGCTCACTTTGCTGCATTTCTGCATACTTGGAGCATTAATCCTTCGCCCTCCGCGCAACAAGGGGTGACTTCTCTTCCGTTTGGTGGGAGCATCGGCAATGGGCTTAACTTCGCATGGAACTCAAACCAATTCGGCTCCGAAGCGCGAGCCTGCGTATCTGTCAAGGCCAAGGTTTCAAATGTTTATTTTGAACCTGGCGCGGCAATTTTCAACTATGTTAATTTCGGTCTTTTCGATGCCTCAACCAATCACGAAGTCCATTTGTTGATGAGTCTTTGGGATACGCGGGCACCTGGACAGAATGGTACCATCCCTCATTATGTGTGGTATGACTGGGCCGCCGGCATCTTTGCAGGAACCCGAGTTGCTCATGACTCCCCATATGTAACATTGACGCCCGGTAGCTCTGAAGCAGGATACACGGCGGGTCACGACTGGCGGAATTACGACTTCTGCATCACACGTCAACAAATCACTAGACTCGCCAATGATGTCAATGCTGATGTACAGCGTCAATATCCCCTTGTAGCTCAACAACTGCAAAATGAGGCTGCCAGCGTGGGCTGGGATAATGTAAACCCTGATACGATAAAAAAATATCAGCGCTTCACCGCCATGCTGCAATCCCCTCTTTCAACCGATCCAAATCAATGGAGAATCGAATTCAGCAACATGCAACCTGAATTCGCACCGGCACTGGGGCACGGCCACGTAGGTTTTGCTTTCCAAGACTTCCGCACATTCACTCGGTATTGAGACATCAAGGAGGCTGGAGGGCATCAGGGATGTGTCGGCTGATGGACAACTTGCCAGCCTCCTATCGCTTTCTTGCTCAGGCAGGCCATAGTCACATCCAGCCCGAGCATTCAGGAGTCGCTGTACAGATGCGCATCGCGGCCAGCAGCCGCACCTCGTAGCCCTCGCGGCGATCTATCTCCGCCAGGGCTGCACGGGGAAGTCGATGCACGCTGGCCGACTTTCTACTTCGATGCCATCACATAATCGTTGATGAGGCCCTCATAAGCCTCCATGGGTGGAAATTTTTCGAAGCTGTGAGCCGCCCCCGTGTCGGCAAAAGCTAGTTTCGTGCTTGTGTAGGTCTCAACAAAGGGCGAGAACCAGCCGGTCTCATCCAGAAGGGTCGCCCTGCAGTTGACAAACGCATCAATCCCGCCAGGGCGCGTAAACATCCATGTCATGCAATGTTCACAGAAGTAGTGCCGATCCTCCCCGTGCATGCCTCCGATGACTGGCTCGCCTTGCGTCAACTCGAAAGCACTAGCTGGGATAGCGGCACTAAGCGAATAGGCGCTTGAACTCATGCGCTGGCAACCACGGCAGTGGCAAGCCATTGTCAGCAATGGAGCCGCAGAAATTCGGAACCTTACTTTGCCGCATCGGCATCCTCCATCAGCGGGTAGAGTGGGCTTAAACATTTTGAAAGACTTTCTAATAGTGGAGCCTCGCCGCTTCAAATGAATCGCAGCGACTCCCTGTGCCACTGTACTACGAGTAAGTACTCGAAGCGCTAAATCGAGACTCTGTCGTCAGCGCGACTTCTTCGGCCACGCATCCAGCATCAACGCGGCGTCAGCGGCGTGGCCATCAGCCGCCGGCGTGAAATCGAAGCAGCGCCCCACACTCGTCCCCCTCGTTCTACCAAGCCAAGGAACGCGATCGAGCGGACTGATAGTCTTATGTGGCTTAGAGACTGTGTCTTTCTTCAGCTCACTACCCCTCAGAACTTGCCATGCAAATCTGCTGCGGCATGCTCAAAGGCACTGCGCTAGTACGCGGTTGTTGGAGTGGATTAAAACGGCAAACCGCCCTAGGGGCATCGCTTGTTGCAGAAATTGGGCATGTGCACATCCTTGCGGACGATGCAAGGCAGCCGAGGCAGGACTGACGCATGAGCCTACTCTTCAAGACTCATGACACATGAAGTGCTCAATAAAAGTGAGTAGTGACACTTTCCACTTCATGATTAGCCGGCTAATATATTTACTCACTCAATCTACTGGCGACATTAAAAAACTGCTATATTCAATTGGTCGGATTCATGGTTAACTTCGGTTGCTTTTACCAAGGAGTAAGCATGAAAGCACTGGCAGTAACAGTTTTAGGCTTGGGGATGAGCGCCGCAATTTCTGGCTCTCTGACAACGCAAATACCTGGCAGCCTCTGGGTTGCCAACGACAACAGCGCACAAGTCGCAATTGGCCCAATCCCCGTAGGAAATACAACACCTGCACAACCGTCGTGGGCTGTTGTACAGTGGTCCACTCGTGACCCGCTATACAGCCCGGGGCCTTTTAAATACCCCTACAACTCATTGCCCTACAGCTCATTTTCTGGCAGCAATGACAACTGGTTACTTTCAAATAGTACCGCTGCCGTCAAATATGACAAAGTCACGGCACCCTGGCTAAACGGAGTCTACACTCTAGCCTTAAACGGAGTACCAACTTTGGCATGCGGCGATGAATATGATCTATTTCTGCAACCAAAAACGGACTCTTTAAACTCCTATGGCCCCAACGCTAACGGAGCGCCTCTAGGCCTCACAAACTCCAAGCCACTATCGCAGCTGACAGCACTTCAATTTAACCTTGGCGCAGAGATAACTTACGAATCGATCACCTATAAATGCCCAAACCAACCCATATCCGACTATAATAACGCCTCATACACACTAGGCATAGTACTTCAAAACTCTCAGACAAATAAATTCTTCTTTTATCAGATTACATTTCGGGATGCTCGCATAAACGATCCAAATGATTTAGGTGATGATTTTGCGGGATTCACAGATGGAGTAAGTGTTGGAGTCGGAGACAGTATAAGAAGAATATCGCCAAACAGTCAAATTCTCAAGCCTAACGGCGGTAGAGTTGCCTATGGCGGCATTGACATCCTTCCCCGTTTGAAAACTGTAATATCGCGGGGATGGATTCAGTCACCAGGCGGGCAAATTTTCAATTTCAGCGGAAATCTGAGCGAATGGCGAGTCAAAGGCGTATTTATCGGGAACATTATCTACGGCGGGGCGACCGTAAGTAGTAGCTGGGATAATTTCAGCCTCGTAGAAACACCCTAACATTCAAGGTTCGCAGTAAATCGGGCCATCGCGATGGCCCGATTTTGAGGCGCAAATCTTGGGGAGCTGGCTATGTATCACGGGCCAGGCCGCACCAAGGGTCTGGACATCAGTTGCGTGCCCTGCAGCCTTTCCTGCCATGTCCCCATACGCTGCGCGGCAGTCTTCAAATACGACTCCGAGGGCAGTGGCGTACTCAAGGACGGCGGAGGGGGGAGCGCTGGCAAGTCGGCGGGCGGCATCTGCGGATTGCTCGCGCAGGCCGTCAGCAACAGCGAGCAGCTGGTCACGATCACGGCGCAGCAGCGCCTCGCGGTCACGGGCGGCATTGAGGGCTCCTTGGTATTTGGTGGTCATGGCCTTCTCGGCGCTGCGCACGCGGGCGTCGGCAGCGCGCTGGGCCGTGCTGGTGGCCAACTGCTGGGTGGTGGTTTACAGCCGGGCCTCGGCCAGCTCAGCGCCCAGGCGAGCACCCTGGAACTGCCACGCCAGCGCGGCGGCCACAGCGGCGGCGACCACATGGGTGTAGAGAGCGGGGATCACCGGCCGCCCCTCCACCAGTACCACCACATCGCCCAGAGGATTGGGTTCATGGCCGGGCCTCGCAGTCATAGCCGTTGCGGCGCTGGGCCGCGCATGCAGATTGCTCGGCACGCTCGCGGGCATCTCGCACGCCACATCGCTCAAGCACCTTGCCCGCGCTGATGTACCAAGCCGGCGCCATCTCAGCTTCGGCTGCTGCGATTTCTATCACGCGGCAGGCCTGATGCACTGTGCCGGCAGGGACCACGGTGCAGCCGGCCAGTGCAAAGCCTGCGGCAATCAGGAGAGATTTCATTGGGCCTCCATACACGCGGCATGCCGCGCCTGTTGACGGGTCCAGACGCCGCGGCAGATGCGATTGCCGGGCGTGCTGCAGTCGTAGCGCCATCGCTTCGGCCGGCCTGCCGCGTCCCATTGGTAGGGCTCTCAGCCCGGCCCCTCGCGCTTGGGGCTGGTCATGAAGCGATAGCCCAGCAGGGCCTCGCAGGCAGGCGCGAATTGCCCTGCCAGCAGCCGAGTGCGCATGGGGCTGGCGCGCCAGGCGCCGATCCCGTACTGGTAGGTGAAGTCCAGATAGAGGTCGTACTCCGCTTGGTACAGGGCTACGCCTGGCAGGCTGGCTCGGAACATGGCCTCATCCTTGGAGGTGTGGCTGCGCACCAGCTGCAGCGCGCGCTCGCGGGTGATCGGTAGGTCCGACAGCTGCACGGGCGTGCCGTCCTCGTAGACCGTGGAGCCGTGGCCGATGGTCGGGCGGTCGCCCTGCGTCGGGATGTGAGGGTCAGACCGGAAGCCCTCAACGCCCAGCGTGGCCAGCAGCCCAGCCGCCGAGATGGTGAGCGCTGCGACGGCGGTGCGCGGGGCCTTGCTCACAACACCCCCATGTCAGTTGGAGAGGTATCTGGCTCGTCATGCACTGGCCGGAGCGGGATGCCGGTCTTGCGCATCAGCTCCATGCGCAGCGCATGCTCGGCAGCTTCCTCTTGCCGGCTGGCAGTGGCACGCCTGCTGGCCTCCCGCCTGTAGTACCAGTTCACCAAGGTGCCCAGAAGCGCAATGCAGATGCCCAGCAAGCCTATGGCTTGGGAAGAGGCGAGCCAGCCGAGAAAGCCGACGACAGCCCCGCCGCCGGTGGTGCGACTGCCTGCCGTTGCGAGCGTGCCGAGGGTTTCAGTTTCCATAGCCCCGATGATTCCGGGCCGGGCCGCGCTGGCGAACCCTACACGGGGGCCGCAGGCCAGCCGACCGTGACATCAATCTGGGACAGCGCCAGGGCGTCGTCGGCCGCCGCATCGATCTGGTCCTCGATGCGCTGTCGGGTGCCCGTCAGCAGGCCGTGCACCTGGCGGTAGTCGGCGTCCTTGGCCCGGATGCGCGCAGCCAGTTCAAGCCGGTCAAGCCCGCGCGCCAGCGCTGCAGCGTCGGTCCAGGGCGTGGCCGCTGCTGGGTCGGATTCAAGCGCCCTCGCCTCCTCCGTTTGCACCGGCCACGATTCGCGCTCGCTCAGCGGGTAGCCCGCAGCGATCACTTGCATGCGCGTGTCGTACTGCGCTGCCAGCGTCTGGCGCAACCAAGCTGCAATATCCCGCGCCGATCCTGGCACGACACTCCAGACCTGCATGCCATCCATGGGCAGCAATTCGACAACGGCACCCGTTGGGAGATGGTTGGGGCGGTTGGTCGGCACGTACCAAATGTGCTCTCCATAGTCAACGCCCTCTGGAACGGATGCATTCGGGTAATGCTGCCGCACCTCTTCCACGGACATTCCAAACTGTTTCGTTCGTTGATTTATGTATGGCATATTTTTCCTAGAACGAGAACGTGCGCCACTCGCTACCCCAGCCAGTCAGGGCAGAGAATGCGGCAACTTGAGCAAACGAAACTCCATCGTTGCAGCCTTCCAGCCGAAAATTGCCCGGACTCCTGCTGGGAGCTTGTCTTTGAGGAAATATTGCGATTTCTCTGACAACGACTGGCGCTGCAAAAATGTAAGTAAGCCACTGGTTCGTCAATGAACCAGCCGCGCTAATCCACAGATTTCCATCGGATAGGTCATTGCTGACAGTCATGGAGCCTGGGTAGCCAGTGAAATTGGTAGAAGTGCTCACAGGCGTGGAAGGTGAGGTCATATCACCTGCGCCAACTGTCTCTCGTAGCTCAATCTCGTTGATGGCGACATAGTCGGTTGCCCCGGCGTTGTTGACGATAAACAATCGCCAATACCGGTAGGCAGGACTGCCAGCAGCGGCCATGATCAGGTCGCGAACGCTCATTTCACATCCTTGCCGAGCAGCAGGCCTGTCCAGGTCGTGCCGCCATCGTGTGTGTAGAACCCCAGGACATCGCGCCCGGCAGCTGTGAGCACGTGGGCGACACCACCAGCCCATTTGATTCCAGACCACCAAGTTATCGCGTTACTCCCGCCATTGGTGAGTTCAAAAATGAACGTGACGAGAGTGCCAGACGGCGGGATGCCGCTGACCGTGAATGTGGTTGCGCCGGACATCGTCTTGGAAAACATGTTTCCCGACGACACGCTGATGTTGTTTGCTGGCATCGAGATGCGTACCTCGCGCAGACTCGTAATCGTGGGCGAATTGATGTCCGCCTTTGCAGCCAGGTCCGCTTGCGTGGCGATGTCCGCGCCGACCGCTTTGGTGCCAAGGTGCCGCATGACTTCAGCCCGTGATGGCCACCCGGTACTGCCCGGTGGTCGGCGCGACGGCGAACGTGAGCTGGGCTGTGTTCGCGCCGTTGGCCACCCAGTCGCAGAGCACGCCAGCGTTGGACGTCACTTCGCGCACGCTGACTGTGATGTCCTGCGTGTTCAGGTTGTGGGTCACGCTGATGGTGGTGGCGGTGCCATCGCCGATGGTGGCGGACATCTTGCGAGCGACCACCGCAGGGTCCACAGCGATCACGCCGCCAGTGATGCTGATGCCGTTGCCGGCCGTATAGCTGGCACCCCCGCCGACCTGGGCGAACACCAGCGCGGTGGTGCCGATGGTGATCAGGGCGTCCGTGGTCATGAACCACTGGCTGTTGCCATTGGCCGTGCCCTCGGATACGAAGACGGCCGCGCCCAACACCTCGCTGGAAGCATCGAAGTCGGTGGCGCGCGTCCATGCGCCGGCGGCGGCCAGGTAGATGCCATTGGCAGAGCCCGCCGTCTGGTTCTTCACCAGAACCCGGTCGCCCGCGATCACGGACACCCCATCGATGGTCTGCGTGCCGGACAGCGTGATGTTGGCTGTGGTGGCCGCACGCACCGGGTCCTTCCATTTGAAACCCTGCACTGCGGCGTCAAGCTGTGCCTTGGTGATGGCGTCCTGGGCATTGACGGCGTCGCCGATGTTCGTCAGCCGGTTGCCGGAGCCGTCGAGGTGGTTTGTGATTTTCATGGCGTGTCCTCAGTTGCAGAAGGCGCGGCCGGTCAGCGGCACGCTGTGGGTGATCTGGGCAATATCGGCATCGAGATACCGGACATCGGGATAGAGCTGGCCGCCTAGGTTGTCCACGACGGTGATGGAGGGGTGGCGACCCAGGTTGTGGGCGATGGTCCAGACGGCAGCCGGGTTGCCCTGGGTATGCGTGTAAGTCGCGCCGGCCCCGCCGCCGGGTGGCCCCTGAATACCTGGAGGCCCTTGCTCTGCTACGGCAACAATCTCGATTTCCTCGACCTGCTCGGTCAGGATTTCCTTCTCGCACGCAACAACCAGGCAGGTCATCGAGTGACCTCCGGGCTCACGCAGAGCGAGCCTTGGGCCAGGCGTGTCACCTCGCCACCTGGGTGGACGATCTCCAGGTCCCAGGCCCCGCCGTCCCAGGTGATCGCTGCGGTCGTGTCTGCATCAACCAGCAGCTCCACCGTGCCGGCCGTGCCCCCTAGGACGATCCTGCCGTTCTCCGTGGTCAGCTCCAGCAGGACAGCCGTGGACTCCACCTCCTCGCGCACCTGCATGCGGGCAGTGCAGCCCGTCAGGTCTATGGGCGTCTGGTCAGGGTTGAGCCAGCACATGCGCTTGCGAAAGGTCGCGCCCTGGTAGATCTGCAGTTTGAGATTGGCCGGCTTGGTCATGCCCCGCAGTTTCCCGGCGGGCGCGCTCGGGGGCGAACCCTAGCCGGGGGCGGTCAGCCGTCGCTGCTCTTGATCGCCACGGAGTTCAGTCCGGCCATAGCCTGGCCCGCGACCTGGCTGTGCGTGTTGGCGTTGGCGGCGGCCAGTTGCGTGATGGCGGACTGCATGCTCTGCATGCTCGACTGCTGCACGGTTTGGGCACGCATGCGCGCGTCGGCGTAGCTCACGTTCACATCCGCCTTGGAGCGGTAGAAGGTGGCTGCCATCTGCGCGTAGCTGACGGCAGCGGACGTCTGGGCCTGGTAGGCCATGAGCTTCTGGCGATCACCTTCGAGCTGCGTGCGCGCAAGCTCGCCACGTGCGGCCACGATCTGCCCGTACTCGCGCAATGCCATCTCATGCACACGCGCCCGGGAGTCGTTGGTGATCGCGGCGGCCCGCACGACCTCGACCTTGGCGTCGATGCCGGCGCGATAGGTCTGAATGGCCTGGCCGTCTGCCCGAACCTGGGCGTCGTACACGCGCACCTGCAGCTCCTGGCCTTCCAGCGCAGCGCGGTAGCCGGTCCATTCTGTGGCCTTGGACTGGACCTCGGTGGCGCGTGTCTGCACCTGGGCCTGGAACAGTTCCAGCTTGAGCTTCTCCAGGCCGGCGCGGCTGACGATGGCATCGATGCGCGCGCGGTAGACGTTCGCCAGGGACTGCAGCGACTCCATGCGGGCGCGGTAGACGTTGACCTTGGCCATGTCCACCTGGGTCAGCGCCTGCAGCGCATCGACCTCAGCCTTGTACAGATCGATGGCCGCCATTGCGCCCTTGAGCCGCACCTCGTACAGCGCGACCTGCGCACGCCAGGCGTCGAGCTTGGCGCCGAAGGCCTTGACCGCGATGTTGTAGGCCTCCACGGCCATGCCCACCACGGCCTTGGCGTGCTCGAGCGCCTGTCCGTTGATCTGCACCAGGTTGCTGTGATAGCTAAGCATGGCCGCGAGCACCGACTGGCGCAGGTTCATCGAGGTGCTGATGGCGAACTGCAGGTTGGCCTGTTCCATCTCGGTCTGCTTCACCACCAATTCGATGTTGGCCCGGGCCAGGTTGTCGGCGGCCGCCTGGCGCGCCTTTGCAGCCGCCGACAACAGTGCGCCCGGGGGCAGGGTGTAGCCCCGGTCTGCAGCGTCGGTCCAGGCCGCATCGCGCACACGCCGGTACTCGCCCAGATGGCGATCCTTCGCCCGCTCAATAACCGCACGCTCGACATCGCCGCCGAAGCCGGAGCCGCCGGCCATCAGTTGGGACAGGCGCAACTCCATCGTCTCCATGCTGGAGTGGTAGCGCGGACAGTACCTGGCCAGCATGGCGTCGAGCTGGCCGTCCAGCACCGACATCATCGCGGCGCTGGCCCCGCGCTGAGTGGTCTCCAGCTGCACGGCAAGATCCATGGGCGCTTCGGCATCGAACACGGGCGCAGCAGAATCGAACACCGGCAGCACGATGGTGGGCTTGTCGGGTGCTGCACGATCCTGGATCTGCGGCTCGGCGACCAGGGGATTGATGAGCTGGTCGGGCGGGTCAGGGAACTCGTAGCTGGTGTTGATCGAGGGCGCGGAGATGGAGAAGTCCGCCAGCGGGGCCGGCGACGAAGGCATCGTGATGGTGGGCACCACCGCCGTGGCGACCGGCAGCCCGCTGATGTCGATGGGGCCGATGTCCTGGAACTGCGGCGCAGCCTCTGGAGCCTGGGGCAGCTGGAAGTCCACGCCGGCAAACTCGGGCACGGGCTGCAGTACAGGCGGCTCCAGCGGCTGGTCGATGGGGTCCAGTTGCGGGTCGGGCTGCAGGTAGCCGATGCCCGTGATCATGTTGCTCACGTCGCGCAGCGCCTGCTGCGAGTCCGACAGCACCTGGGCCGCAAAGCCGCGCTGGTCGTCAATGATTTCTTCTACCGATGCCATGGTCAGATCCTCCGTGTCTTGTTCACGACCTCGGCTTCGAGGTCATCAATGGTCAGCGCGCCCCGGCCGGAAAGCTCCAGGGCGTAATAGCGCGCGTCCAGTCCCTTGCCGAACTTTTGCCGGTAGTTCTGGGCGCTGGAGCCTAGCGGGGTGTCGTAGGGATAGCGCTCCTGGCACTTCTCGCCCACGGCGAGCACGAAGCGGCTGCAGGGCGGCATGCGGCCACCGACGTAGCAGCTGACCCAGGCCTTGCGCTGGGCCGAGCCGAAGTCCGTTGTGCCGGTGTGCAGGTGCCAGGCGATGGGCTGGCCGGCATCCGTGGCGCCGCCCAGGAAGTAAAGGCCATCGGCGGCCATGGCCACGTAGCGGCCGCGCCAGCGCACGATGCGCGTGAACGGGAATGCCGTGTAGCGCGTGACCTCGTTGCCCCCTGTCTCCAGCTGCGTGCGCAGGTTGACGGCGTAGGCCTCGTACACCACCGGCACCTCGGCCGTGGCCACCAGCAAGGCGCGCGCGGCCGGCGCCACCAGCACGATGTCGGCCCAGCCACCGGCAATCGCCGCAGGCGCCACCAGGTCAAAGCTGGCCGTGGCCTCGCCATAGGCCTCCAGCTGCACCACGGGCATCGGGCACACCAGATGGATCTGCGCCAGCCCCTCAGTGGAAGCCTCCAGGCTCACCACGGCAGCCGGTGCCACGAGCTCGATGCGCGCGCCACCCACGAATTCGGCACGCGCGGCAGGCGCCACGAGAGCAATCTGCGCCAGGCCCTCCACCGTCGCATCCAGCAGGACCTGCGGCATGGGGCACACCAGCTCGATGCGCGCGATCTCGCTGACCGTGGCCTGCACGCTCATGACGGGAGACGGCGCGACAAGCTGCACCTGGGCGCCGCCCACCAGCGCTGCCACAGCGGCAGGCGCCACCAGCTCAATGCGGTTCGAGGCATCCGATCCCGTCAGCGCCACACGCGCGGCCGGGGCCACGAGCTCGATGCGCGCCCCGCCCAGCAGTTCCACCCGGGCAGCCGGCGCCGTCAACTGGATCTGCGCCAAGCCCTCAACCGTGGCCACCATCTCCAGCACTGGCGAAGGGCACACCAGTTCGATCTTGTTCAGGATCTCCTCGGCGAAGTCGGAGCCGAACGCGACACGGTGCCAGTCCTCGCTGAGCACCATGTCTTTCCAGAGCCCGGGCGCCTGCGGCAGCACGAAGGCCACGCGGGCCGGCGATGGGAACGAGCCCCATTCGTCCGGCGCATCCCAGTGCGCCCACACCATGTACTCGGTGCCCGGATCCACCGTGATGCTGCCCAGGTCGTACTCCGCAGGGCTGGCCGTCAGCGTGGCGCCAGAGGCGTTGCCCTTGTAGCGGTAGGCGCGCACGCGCTCGGCCGGCAGCTTGATGTGCCGCAGCGCCGGTGGATCGAGGTCGTAGTACCCCTCAAATGCCGGGTTGTTGATGTCTGGCTCGGGCGGGTAGCCGAAGCGCAGGCCCAGCGAATCCTGATCCGAGGCCTTGTACAGGGCCACGCCCAGGTAGACCGTCGATCCGTTGTCCAGGACCTCGTAGACATGTACCTGGGCCTGCCAGGTCTCTGGACTGCCCGGAGGCTGGTAGTAGCTCTCGGTGCGGCTGAAGTACGCGTATCCGGCAAGTTCGGCCATGGCGGTGCTCAAAGAAGGTGGACGGGATCGAGCCGGAACCCGGCCTCCTCGCCCAGCGTGAATTTGTCGGGGTCCGGCGTGATGGTCTTGCCCTTGCGCCGGATGGCCAGCAGGGGATTGCGGTCCGGCGTGCCCGTCTCGGCCAGGCGGTCATAGAGGGCCGACATGGGCGGATGCTGGTGCGCGGCGCCCGATGGCGAGAAGCAGATCACGAACTCCTTGGACCGTCGCACGGCGATGCTGCGATAGAGCATCTGGTCCAGACTCATGCCCAGGGGCGGCAGCAGCACCTGGCCGGCGAAGATCACGCGATCGAACTCCTGCCCCTGGCACTGGGCATGCAGGCGCACGGAATACGGTCGCAACTCCGTGCCATTGAACGGCTGCTCGTACTCGCCCACCACGGTAGCCAATGACTACCACCGTGCATCAATGTCACGGATGCTGAGCGTCCTGCGGCGGGTGGTCTCGGTCCTCGTCGTCGTCAGTGTGGCCGGTGGAGGATCAGGCACCGGCAAAGCCTCGCTGTACGACTGCGACCATTGCCGCGTCTGGGTTACGTCCGTCAGATCATTGGACAGTTCCAGCGAAAACAATGGCGTGCCATTGACGGTGATGGACTCCGTCACCTTGCTGGTTCCCCCGGCGCTGTAGACATTGCTGAAGGACCGGCTCCCCGAGAAATGCTCGACGATGGGGAAGACCTGGTCATTGATGTAGTGGGTGGAGTAAAACTGCCGGCGCTCCACCTCTTCGAGATAAGTGATCGATTCCGAGAACCGGATTCGCTCCAGCAGAAGCTCCGTACCATCGAGTGCCATGTCCAGCCCGATAATCTGGACCGTGCGCTCCGTGGTCGTCGTGCGCGAATAGCCAGAGCCGCCATAGTTGCTGCTGGAAAACGTCGTGTAGTCATCCAGACGCCCGGCATCGGACTCGCTGAAATCGGTGTCCAGGCTGCCGTAGTAGTAATAGGGGTCGACGGGGTTGTGCCGCTGCACATTCACGCGCTCCAGCGGCTGGTCCGGGGTAGTCGCCAGCAGGGACAACTCGAACTCAGCGCCCAGGCTGCCATCGCTGTTGCGGCTGAGCGTGCCGCGCAGTGCATAGCGCGGAGCACCCAACCGGATGGCCACGCCGCCGCCCACTGGCTCCCGGGTCACGCTTTCCAGCATCGTGATGCAGCGCTGTCCCTTGCCGTCGAAGAAGATCGGCTGCGTGATGGTCAGCTCAGGACCAGCGGACACAGCCCAGCGCGCGAACTCTTCCGAGCGCGACACACCGGCAGTGTCCTTGTCCTTTGGATCCACGCGATACAGCACCACCTGCTGGTCGCCGTATGTCTCGCCGCCCCCCTCTTCATAGGAGGCATGCACCATGCTCTTTGCCGTGCCGCCCTGGGGCAGCGAGGCCTTGAAGATGGCGCAGCCGCTGACCTCGTGAGCCACCTTGATCCGCGCGCCGTTGCGGCAGATCTCCGCCTTGGCGCCGCTGGTCGCATTCTGGGCACCCGAAATCGCGTACCGGAAGCCGTTGCCGTGGTCGTAGTTCAGCACGTCCTTGTGGTCGTCGCTGATCCAGTCGTGCGGCCCAGCCAGCAGATCCACGTTCTCCTTGCGGCGCAGGCCTTTGTCGGAGGCATTGAGCGTCAGCACGCACAGCGGTGAGATCTGCTCGCCCTGCTCGTTCTTGTCCACGCCCATGCCGTGCTCAAGGCTCGTGGGCCAGGTCAGGTACTCCCAGCTACCGCCCTTGATCTCGATCCAGGCGTCGTCCTCGGCAATGGTCACACGCACCAGCAGGCCCAGGATCTCGTAGCGCTGGGTGATGTGGCGAAACCCTGCGGCCCGCAGCGTGCGAACACGGCCGCGCGCGAAGGGCAGCAGCTTGGCCTCTTCGGCGCCGCCCAGCAGCAGGTGCTCGCGATTCGTTCCCATGGCCTGCCCTACCCGCCCCTCACTGCGCCGGGATCATGTACGAGAACGAATCGATGGTGATGGGCTGGCCCACCGTCACCGTGAGCGTCGAGAACTTGCCCTCGCCCGAGCCCACCGCTGCAGCACCGTCCAGACGCGGCAGCACCAGCGACAGCGAGCCGTCATCGGCAGCATTGCCAACAAAACGAAACCAGCCGATAGTGCCTGCCGCCAGGCCAATGAACTTCCAGATCGCCGAGGCAGGCTTGAGCACGCCGCCGTTGGCCGGCGCATCGAGCACCAGGCCGTTCGTCGGCGAGCCCGCCACCCAGGGATCGACATTGAGCGTCGCCCGGCCCAGCAGCACGCCCGTGGGCGCTGCATCCGCGGTGATGGGCTGGGGCCCGCTGTAGACCAGAATGCAGCCGCCATTGAGCGCGCCGGCCAGGCCGAGAGTGCCGGCCTGTGCATTGCGCACGCCGGTGGAGAGTTTGAAAGTCATGGCGATACCTCGCGTCGTTGGTTGAAGGGAGTGCCGCCCACATGCAGGCAGCTGATGAAACGGACTTGGCCGTCGAGCTCGAGCACGGCCGCGCCAGCCTGTAGGCCGGGTGCCACGCTCACGCGCGAGGCGGTCAGGTTGGTGAATTCGGGGAACTGGCACAGGCCGCGCTGCGACCAGATGAGCGTCCGCTTGTCATCCAGCGCCCAGGGCAGGCCCGGCACCGTGCCGTAGCTGGCCAGCAGGGCCAGGCCCTCGGGCGTGTAGGCGTGCATGGAGCGGTCGGTGGCCACCACCAGGCCGGCGTCGTTCGGCGCCAGGGCGTGCACGCGGCCGGGCACCATGAAAAAGCCTTCGGAGAGATTCCACAGGTGCGCCGCCAGAGGTTCGCTGCGCCACACGACTGTCTTGTCGTCCTCGGGCAGGTACTGGGCGGCGAAGATGCGCCCGCGCCATTCGGCGATCACGTCCACGCCCACAGGCAGCGGGTCCAGGCCATCGGTCAGCAGCTCCTGGCCCATGGCCTCGGGCGGCTGCGCCCAGACTGCATCAGGCCCAGCAGCACCAAACGCCAGTTGGAACACCGCGCTGTCCGCCGGCGCCACGTAGACGCGCGTCACGCAGCCGGGCAGCTGCTCGATGCCGCTGATCTGCAGCGCGGCGCCCTGCTCCACCACGACCTCGGCCGCCGTGCTGGCGGGCGTCTCCCTGCCGTCCGGCAGGATGAAGGTGGCGCAGACGCGGTACTGGCCCGCCGGCAACTGGCCGCCCTCACCCACCAGCACGCGCGGCTCGGCAGGAGCGGGCAGGCGCCAAGGCAGCGCCTCGCCCTCGGCGGTGATGATCCCGGCCGCGTCGCCGGCCACGTACAGCACCTGGTCGTTGATCTCGGTCCAGCACGCATTGCGGCCCAGGCCCTGCGCCAGGGGGCGCACGGTCATGTCGTCCAGGACTTGGCGCAGCTCGCCGCTGTCGATCACGTACAACCGGGTGAAATCAAGTGTGGAGTAGAGACCCGTGGGCGTGCAAACCATCGCCAGCGAGCGGCCGACGCGGACCTGCACCCCACCCGTCTCCGTCACATCGACGTTGTCGGCGCGAGTGAACCACGACAGGCCGAGCCGCAGCGGGTCGGTGACATTGTTAATCCCCTTGAATGCACGAATTGAGGCCATGGCCAGAGTCTGGCCGGCTGCGAACTTTCTAACCAACCCTAGCCAGAGGGCGCATCAGACCACCTGCACCCCCGCAAACCTGAACACGTTCACAATTACTATCTCAAGCGAAAACCAAAATAAAAAGGCCGCAAACTGCGGCCTTAAACAAGTACTATAAAATTAGATTATTAGAACGCCTGAACCTTAAAATTATCCCACTGACTTTCTCCAAGAGCACCACCCCAAACCGCTTGGCCGATAAAAACGCCGTCTACTCGCCAATTTGCCACGTTCCCGTCGAAATATATTTTATTGGGTCCTGCGCCATCATACACCCATCCGCTGGATATTATTTGCTTAATCCTCGGAAGAATGTTTAGGTTATTGTAAGCTACGCGCCCAACTCCTGGTGCAGGCGGAACAACTGAGCTTGCCAAATTGGTTATGTAGTCTCCGGCACCAACATTTCCTCCGGCATCAGCAAAGCCTCCGTAGTATCCATTCGTTGGCATTTGGGTTATGCGTGAATCACGGAACGTCAAGCTGTAGAAGAAATTCTTTCCATTGCTGACATTCTTAAGAAAAAAAGTAACTGCATAGGCGATTTGATTTATCGCCGGGTTCGTGCATCTGGGAATAACCCTCTCGTCTTTAATATTAATTCCAACATCCAAAACAAGACCATTCAGGCTGGAAATCGTATTTGGCACTGGAATAAATCCATTTGGAGCGCCCGATGCCAGTGGACCCATATCATTCAATGGCCCTTTGGGAGAAAGCCAAAGATCAAATTCGCCGCCACAGGGAAATTCGTGCGCATCAATTCCATTCGTCAGCAGCGTATAAGTACCATTTAGCCAAGGCTGGTCTACTGCGTTGTACTCAACAAGAGACGTCGCATTACTCAGCGTCCACTTATTATTTGATCCTTGGAATATACTGTTAATATAATTATTCCAACCACCCTGATTTGGAAGATACTTGAATGTATAGGCTGGCGGAAGAGTCGGCTGATTACCCTGTGCCAGGTACCACTGCAGAACTGCCCATGATGGCTGAGCCACGGCCGAGCTACCAACGGGGGGGCCCACAGCTGCTTGCGTATCATGATTGCTGGCCACCCACAGACTGGGACTCATTGGCGTAGTCAAATCGACTGCGGAGGCAGAGGCCACGAGACAGGCCGAAGCGGCCATCACCATTCCACTTTTCACTACACCCATTTGTATCTCACTTCTTTGGTTAAAAGTGCACCATGCTATTAAAGATTTGCATTCCTTCCAATGCCCATAGCAAAGAGCAGTCAGAAAATTGCAATGTTTCATAGCTCACCACTCAATTGATGGTTGATAGCTTGTTTTCACTATTGATTTATTTTACCTATCTAACTTCTAGGGCTAATTCCCGCATTTGCTGCCTCAAGGCCTTGGGCGAGGTATCGGCAATCCGGTCGGTGCGGTCCTTCTTCATCTCTCGCACGCGCTTCATCACATCGGGGATCTTGACCACGATGGGCTGCTCTGGGTTGTTCTTGTTCCAATCTGCCAGTCGGTCGCGCACGCGCTGCAGGCCGGCTTCATCCTTCTCGAAGACAGCCTGGGCCCATTGCGCCTTTATGTCCGAAGAGGTCTGGGTATAGAAACTCTTGGACCGCTGCATGAAGCTGTTCGCCTCCTGGACCTCGGCAACGCTCTTGGGCTGGAAGCCGATGGCCTTGGCAGCCGCTTCGGCAAGCGTGGTGTCGATCACCTTGTAGCCCTTTTGGTCGCGGTACATGCCGGTGGCCGCCATGTCGGCGCCCTTGGCCAGATTGCGCACCGCCGTGGGCGACACCTCCAGGGCCGCGCCCGCCACATCACCCGTCAGCACCTTGCGGCCGGCAGTGAAACCGCGCGCGACAAGGTCGCCTGCAGGGCCGACCACTTCCAGCAGATCCCGTTCGCGGCTCTGCTTGGTCAGGAACAGCCCCGTGCCTGGAATCAAGTTGCCCATGCCCAGGCGCCCGGACACGTCGATGGGCGCGCCAGGCAGACCCGACAGGCCTTGCTCCACGAACTCGCCCAGTTCCTTGCCCACGATCCCTGCCAGCGCCTGCTTGCGCCATTGCTTGCTGCTGATGTTGTAGCCCATCAGCTGGCCCGCGCCGTCGATCAGATCCTCCACATCCTCGGCGAAGGGCACGCCGCCGGCACCGCCCATCAAGAGCAGCATCGCCAGGGCCCAGCCCACGGCGCGCTTGCCCTCGGGGCCGCCTTGCTTCCACATGCGCTGCATCAGCTCCAGGTAGCTGACGGAATAGGTCTTGAAGGTGAACAGCGTGCCGCCCACGGCGCCGCGGGCCCACTGGGGTTTGTTGGCCTTCGAGTAGACGAACTGGGTCTCAAGCACCGCCTTGCACGCGAAAGCGCCGGGATCAGGCATGCCCTGGGCCTTGGCGATCCGGAATGCAGCGATGAAGGTGGAGCGGCGGTTGAACTGCTCGGCCAGGGCGAAGGGCTGTCCCCATGCCACCTTGGCGCGCTCCCAGGCATTGCCCGCCGCCGGGCGCGCATCGCCGGCCCGCGTGCCGTCGCCCGAGCGCAGTCCGCCCGCGCCCCGTGCCTGGGACATCAGCTGATGTACTTCCTGGGGCGAGACCACGCCGTCGTCTTCGGCCGATTTCAGGGCATGAGCCAGGTCCGTTTCGTACTTCATGCCGCGCGTGTCCATGTCCTTGAGTGCCCGGGTCATCTGGCCGCTGGCCGCGCGAATGCCGCCGAACTGGCTGAGCCATGGCAGCGTGACCGCAAAGGGCTGGGTCATGTTCACGAAGGCCGAGGCAAGGGAGCCGCCCAGGTACTGGGCGAACAGCATGCCGCGCACAGCCCGGCCTTCCTCCTGCGGATCGCGGATGTAGCTGCGCAGACCCATGGCCAGGTCCTTCAGCTCGCCCTGGTCTTTGGGAATGTCGTTGATGGCGCGATCCATCGTGCCCGCATTCAGTCCTGCAGCACCCTGGCGCGCGTTGCTGTAGACCAAATTGGCCACCACGCGGCCCACGTCCTGGCTGTAGCCCTCGATGCCCTTGCGCTGGATCAGGCGCTTCAAGGCACTGTGGTTGTTTTTGGTCAGCTTCAGGTATTCGTCGTAGACCTTGCGCGTGGCCGCGTCAGCCTCTTTGCCCACCACCATATCCTTGAAGATCTCCAGCGTCTCGGGCGTGATGCCTGCGAACAGCTTGAAGGACTGCTGGCTCATGGTGCCCTGGGTGATCACGGCGCCGGGGAAGGCCTGGGCCATCTGGATCTTGGCCAGGTTGGCATCCTTCATCGTCTCGTACATGCCGAAGTACTGCCGGTCGCCATCCTGGTCCACCACGTCCAGCGTGTACCGGCCGAAGCGCGACAGCGGCGCATACCCGGCGTCCTGCAGATCCTTGGCCGTGGCGGCACGGTCCACCACCAAGTTGTTCAGCTGCATCAGCCGGTCGGCCAGTTCAGGCTTGGCCTTGGCATCGTGCTGCAGCGTGGTGGTCAGTAGTTCCAGGGCGTCCGACAGCTTGGGGGCATCCAGCACCATGTCGCGCATCGGGGCGTACTCGTCGCCCAGGGCGCGCATCATGTCTGCCCGTGCGGTCATGTCGATGGAGCGGTCGATGGCCGCGCGCGCCTCGCGGTACAGCGCGATCTGGTTGGGAGTCGCGCCGAACATGGTCTGCAGTTCGGCATCGGTCCAGACCGTGCCGGCCTTCAGCATCTTGCTGTCGAAGCGGGAATTCACGTTGGCCTCGTACTGGGCCAGCGGAAGGCCACGCCATGCGCCCAGCATGCGGTCATCCAGGCGCCCGGCGCGCAGCAGCAGCTGGGCCTTGTCGTCTGCGGGCAGGTTGCCATACTTCTTGGCGAGCTCATCGACCAGCACCGCCTTGCCATCCACGTCGCGCCCCCACAGCAGCGTGCCCTCGAAGAGCGGCTTGGCCACGGCCTTGTTGTCGGCCGCCGATACGGGGGTCTTGCGGTTCTTGCCCACCAGATCGCCAATGGTGTCCACGCGCGGCAGCAGGCGCGGCGCACGGTCGGCCGCATCGTTGGCCAGCATGGACACGTCATCGATGTTCTTCTGCGCCGTCTCGTAGACAGGCTTGAATGCAGGCACGCGCTCGGCCAGGTGCCGCATGGTGCCGATGGTCTTGTCCCAAACAGAGATCTTGCCCGGGTGGGACATCGTCTTCTGGAGCTGGTCCAGAGCGCTGTCCTTGATCTCCGAAAGCCGCGAGCGGCTGAAGCTCAGGTCGTCGTCGGCATCGCCTTGGCGAGGATTGCCTTGATCTGCGCGCTCGCTTCCGCGTCGTCCTTCTTCAGCGATTCGATCTCGGAGTCGCTCAGCCGGTTCGAATCGCGCGAGGTATCGGGCTTCCGACTCAGTGAGCGCGTCGAAGCCGTAGCCTGTGGCTGCACGGAATTGGTCTTCGAGGTCACCATGTTTTTGCCGGAGAGTTGCGAGAATTTCAGGAGAGGGCTGGATTTTTGCACTGTACTGCTTGCCGGTCAACGCAACCACGCCCACCACGTTGCCACCGCCCTCGCGGATGTGGCTGGCCAGGGCCGCGAACGTGCCACCCTGGGTGAGAGTGTCATCCACCAGCAGGTAGTCGCCAGGCTCCACGGCGCCCGCGAAATCGACAGGTGCAAAGATGCGGTCCAGCCCATCCAGGCCGGTGCGACGCGCGCGGTTCGCCTGCACGATGCCTGTCGCCGTTTCCAGGCTCAGGCGCGCTGCCAGAACTTCGGCCACGGCGCGCGGGATCTTGTTACGCCCCGAGGCCTCTTCGGCCGCCACCGGCAACACGCGCGGGCGGGCGCCACCCAGTGCAGCAGCGACCTTCGCCACCATCTCGGGTGTGACGAGGTCCACAGCCAGCCGTGTGGCCGCTGCGACATCCCCACCCTTCGCCGCCGCGTAGTCCGGGTGCTTCGATGCGCTGCCCAGCGTGCTGCCAATGATTGCGTCAGGCGTGATGGACGGCGAGCCCGAACGGCTGAACACTGGCTCGATGCGGTCGGCCGCGGCGCGCTGCCCGCGCTCCACGAAATCTCGCGCCGGCAGGATGTAGCCCTGAATGATGTCGGCGTCCGACAGCTTGAGCCCCCTGAACCCGGGCACGTTGGCCCGCAGCCAGTTCCGGATCGCCGCCACGGCGCGGCGCACGAAATGCAGCTGCGGCGTCTTCTCGGCCATCTCGGCCAGCACTTCCTCGGCCGCGTGGCGTCGGCTCAGGTCCGTGACGCCGCGCAGCCCATATTCCTTGATCTTGGCCGCCACCTCAGCTTGGCGCATGGTGGCCACCTGGTTGAGGATCTTGTTCAGCTCCGGCCCGAACATGCCGCGCAGGCCGTGGTGGCCCAGAACCTCGTGGTGCAGCACGCGGGCCGCGTCGGCGGGCGTGTCGAGCTTGCTGGCCAGCAGGTAGGCGCGGCCTTTCCAGTAGAAGCCCTCGGGCGCGCCGCGCTGCCTCGGGCACGGCCGGGTCGTTCATGTCGAACGCCACCACCACCTCGGGTCCGTTGCTCCAGCCCTTGCGGATGGCGTCCACCGTCTGGCGCACCTGGCCCACTGCCTGGGCGCGCGCGGCATCGGAAAACGCCGCCGGCTCGGGCCGCATGATGCGCAGCAGATCCGCCATCTGCTTGTCGGTCAGACCACCGCCCTCGGCGTCGCCGCGGCGGAATGGCAGTTCTTCGGTGCGCTCCACCGGCCCCGCCTTCAATTCGCGCGCGCTGGGCGGCGTGGCATGGGTGCGCTCGCGCACGCCCGGCACATCCTCCCAGCCAGAGCCATGCTTCTCGACCTGGCGCACCGTCACGCTCCACACGCCATCGACGTTGGCCGGCGTGTACGAGACCACGCGGACGTGGCTATCCCCGTAGCCCTTCACAATGTTGCCCGGGGTGAAATAGTCGGCGCGGGCGGCCTCCTCTGCGGCCGCCTTCTTGGCCAGGACGCCGCGAGGCTTGGGCTTGGTTGCTGGAGCAGAGGCCGGAGCCGCAGCCTGGGCAGCACCCTCGCTCGTCGTGGAACTGGGGAACTCGCGCGCTGCGTCCAGCAGTTCGCGGATGGGCGCATCCAGCCGGATCACCTTCACCTCCTCGCCCACCTCACGCGCAGCCATCCACTGGTGGTGGCCGTCGAGCACATGCCCGTCGCGCGAGACCAGGATGGACCGATTCCCGCCCTCGAAGCCCTTTGCCCGCGCCACGCGCTCGCGGCTGAATTCCGCCTGCGTGGGCTTGAGGCTGGAGGCCTGCACGCTCTCCTCCTGGTGAGCAATGCCGCGGGCATTCATGAAGTTGACCATGGCGCCGCGGTGCTCGGCCCGGATCTGCGGCATCTCCGCGCGCGGCACGCCGATGGAGCCGGAATCGCGGGAGAACTCGGCCCAGTCGCCGCCCAGGTCGCGGCCTTCCACGGAACGTGCTGGCGCGCGGGCTGCAGGTGCTGCAGGTGCTGCAGGTGCTGCAGGTGCTGCAGGTGCTGCAGCAGCATCGGGTATGGCGGCGGCCAGCTTCTCGCGCACCTTGGGCGCCAAGTCTGCCCAGGCGCGCGTGTGGGACGATGCGCGCGCCAGAGCGTTCAGCCCCTTGGCTGCCTTCGCCACCGCTTGGCGCTCGGCCGCCGGCATACTGGTCCAGCGCTCGCTCGCGGCCAGCAGTTGCGCGCGCCGCTGGCGCCACTTCGGCCAAGTACAGCAGATTGCAGGCCGGCAGCAGGCTGTCCGGCACCGCCACCTCGCGGCCCAGCAGGCTGCGCATCTGGCGCGCGTTCTGCCGGCTCACCGCCCCCAGCCGCCGCCGCAGCCTCAGTGCCTGCTGGGCGTTCATCTGCCAGCCGTACTGCAGGTGCGGGTGAATCATTGATTGCTCCTTGCGGTTGCATGGCGTCAGCAAGACGGAGCTGCAGCTCCGCATTCAGGTTCTCCCAGCGCGCGCCGTGGAGACCTCCTTTGATGGCAGCGTTTACACCGCCCACACGCTTGGCCAGGGCCTTGCGCTCTGCGGTGGGCATGCTGGCCCAGGCCGCGCGCCCGGAATCGATGCGCTGGGCAGGGGTTTGGATCGGCGCTTGAGCCTGCGGGCCTGGCGCTGCATCTGCTTGCGCGCCATCGTGCTGAGACGAGGTGGTGCCATCGGTCAGCTCCTGCGCAGCTGCAGAACCTGCAACCGGCGCTCCTTGCGCTCCTGCTGCCGGCGAAGATTCCGCGCGCGGCGGCTGGGCTTGATCGGCTTGTGTGCCATCGATGCTTCCTTGCTGGAGGGTGGATGTGGGAGCAGGCGCGGCGGCTCCGGCCTGCTGCTCGCGCTCAGCGCGGCGCCGCTGCAGCTCGTTGGCCAGCGGCATGCGGACTTCTTTGGCCTGGGCCGAGCGTAAGGCGTTCGACAGGTCCTCATCCGTCCAGGTGGCCAGGGCCCCGCCTTCGATCTCGCCGGTGGCAGGGTCTGCGGTGACCTGGCGCTCGGAGGCCTTTTTCTTGGCTGGCGCACGGGCGGCAACTTCGGCGGCTTGCACCAAGGCATCGGCCTGCTGGGTCTGGGCAGCCGCGCCGGAATCCACTGCCAGGGCAGCAGCTGCGGACAGAGAGCCGGCGGCAGGGTCCAGGCCCATGGCGCGCGAGGGCGGCATGGCCGCGCCAGTGGACTGCAGGATCTCGTCATCGGGCGATTGCACGGCCCGGTTCGCGGCCATCTCGGCGTCGCGCCGGGCCTGTTCCTGCGCGCGCTGCTGGGCCAGCGCGGCCGCGCCATCGGGCGGTGTGCTCTGCGGCACCTGCGGCTCGCCGCCCTCTTCCTGCTGCAGCTGCGACATGCGGGCTTCAAACTCACGCCGCATGGTTTCCAGGCCGGCATTCGGTGGCGTGGCCGCACCTTCAGCACTCGGGTCCGCGTCAGGGCCATCAGCACCAGGTGCACCGGCCGCCGCCTGCTCGGGTACGGATTGACCCGCTGCAGGGACCTCGCCCGGCTGGCCTGCAGGCACCCGCGGCTCGCGCGCCGCCCGATATCCCGCCGCGCCGCCACCCATGGCCGCGCCCGACAGCGTGCCCAGCACCACCGCCGTATCCACGTCTTCGGACCAGTCCTTGCCCAGGGCCAGGTTCTGGAAGATCTGCTCGGCAACCGACTGCGGCAGTTCCTCCAGGAAGCCTTCGGAAATCGCTCCCAGAATCACCTGCGTCGGAATGCTCTTGACCGCGCGCTGCTGCACCAGCGGATTCGTGGCCGCCGTGGCCGCGTCGTCGGCAAACTGCTTGGCGATGCCCTTGTTGCCCTGGGCCAGCATGGTCTCGGCATCACCAATGCCCAGGCGCTGCGCCACGCGCCCGCCGGCATATCCCAGCCCCGCCGTGGCCACGCCCGTTGCAGCCGCTGCAGCCGTCTGGCCCGGCGAGAGCAGACCATCTTCGGATTCCTGGCGGATCTGCTCAGCCGCCGAGCCCGCGCCCACGATGCCCTCACCCAGCGCGCCAGCTGCAGCGGCGCCCTTGGCACCAGCCTGGCCCAGCCGCGTTGCCGCGCCCAACCCGCGCGCCACCACGCCGCCCGCACCCATGGCAGGCAGCGATTCAACGACCGCGCCGACGATATTGGAAGGATTCTCGATGGCGGCCTGGAACTTGCCGCCCAGGCCCTCTGCCTCCTGGAACTTGCGCTGGGCTTCTTTGGTGGCGTCCGAGTGCCATTCATTAATGACCTCGCGCGCCTGCTTGGGCCGGAAGCCCACAGCACCACCCTCGTTCTCCAGGAGCTTGCCCGCGCGCCCGCCGGTGGCTATGTCAGCCAGCCCGACAACAGCCTCGGGCACGGCCACGGCGCCCTTGGCTGCCCAGGCCGCTGCGTCCCGGACGTAGTCCGTGGCTGAGCGACCGGGCGACTCTGGTTCGACAAGCTTCGCGCCCGCCTTCCACCAATCGCCGCCTGGTGAGGACGACTCAACCGGGCTCGCGCCCTGCTTCCACCATTCGTTGTCGTTTGCCATCCCCCACTCTCAAGGAGAGGTGCGGGGGCGGTCGAACCCTAGCCGGGGCGTGAAAAATTCCACATATGCAGGGCAAAAACACCCAATGTGCTCATCGAATTACGCAGCACTGCTCCCCGAAGCATACTCATAGGCTTACCTGAGATCTGGCTAACGAGTTATCAATATCGAGTCTTAACAGGGAATGCTGGTTGCACGGTGATAGCAGCCATTAGACGGCGCCCCCCAACCCGAGGAGGATGCTGGAGGTGAACATATGAACTGCGTTCTTGTAGTGCCTGAACAAAACGTCCCACCCTTGGCGGCAAATTGCAACCCATGCCAATTTGTACTGACATTGACTTTCCCAAAATTAATTAGCCCAGCGTTAAATCCGGCCAGATACCAATTTCTAGGATCAGTACTTCCACCAGCTGCTCCGTTTTGTATGAATGAAACAATGCGCGGCAACAGGTCTACCGTATTGGTGGCCTCGCCCACGCCTTTTACATAGCTGCCACCAAAATTCGATATATAATCATCTATCCCTGGATTTCCTCCCCAAATAAACGGAAAATAGGAATTACTCTTTTCATCAGTTCCACCCAAAGCGATTTGTAAAGCAAGTGTCTTTTGCGATGCAACGTCATTAATATACAGCGAAGCAATAGCGGTAGACCTATTTACAGAACATCCAGACTGTTTAATAGATTGGGTAGCAATATATCCAACATCTAGACGCAGCTCACCCACTTCGGCTAAATTACCATTATTCATTGGAGTGCCTACTGGATCAAGGAAGAGATCAACCTCGGCATCAGGCTCAGGCTCTCTGCAACCATTATTTCCAAAAGCAATTTCGTATACGTTCTGCCTACCCTGAAATGACCGTAAAAATGCAAGCCGAGTATTAGCATTTGCAATGACCCAACCACCAGAATTTGGATCAAATGACTGCGGTTCTAATGGAGAATAATTCTTGCCTTGACTGAACTGCCATCCGATATTTCCGGTTAATGGAGAAAAACCAGCGGCGCCTTGCACGCCCCATGGATTTCCGGTTTCAGATACCTGTTTTCTGAAAATCAACTTTCCATCGAACGGTGTTGTATATATTTGATCTGCAAGCACTGGAAGAGCGATAGATAAACCCAGTAGAAAAACAAATTTCTTCATTACGCACTCCAACTGTTATTTGGGGCGACTATGATAGATTGTTACAAGAACAAGAGTCAATCTATTGTCCTTGCCAAAAGTCAAGAGGATGCCAGAGAACAACACTGGATTACGCAACTGCGTTAGCTCAGTGAGATTTTTCATACGCCTCCCCCGCATCGGCTTTAGACTGGCTAACACCACCGATCCACGAAGCGCGCGCAGATGATCGCTGCCGCCAATTTCAGCAGCGCTTCGTGGATATCCAGCCGTCGTTCAAAGCGGATTCGCAGCTTGCCAAAGCCTGCAAACCAGCTGTGCGTCCTCTCCACCACCCACCGGTGTTTGCCCAGCCTCTCGCTGCTCTCAATGCCTCGTCTGGCAATTCGGCCAATGATGCCCCGCTGCCTCAGGTGGGCTCGGCATCGCTTGAAGTCGTAGCCTTTGTCGGCGTGCAGCTTTGCCGGTCTTCCACGGGGACGTCCTGGCAGGCCAGCAATCGCAGGAATCGCGTCCACGCACCTCTCGAACATCTTGGAGTCGTGCCGGTTCGCGCCGCTGACCAAGATCACCAGTGGGATGCCTCTGGCATCTACGACGATGTGCCGCTTGGAGCCGAGCTTGCCTCTGTCCGTGGGGTTGGGGCCCGTTTCCTGGCCCCCTGGGGGCTTGGTACCGAGGAGCCATCAATGCTGGCCCGGCTCCAATCGATTTGGTCATGTTCACGCAAGCGAGTCAGCATGGCTTTGGAGTTGACCCGGCTCCGTGGACGGTTTGTGGTTTGATTTTCAAACCGTTTGGGATGATGCGTCGGCGCCTGAGTTGACGCGCAAGGCATCGCGCTGGGTCTGCTGACTCCTTTCGAAGTTCATTGGTGAAAGATAGCCCAGGCCGCTATGCCGGCGCCTGGGGTTGTACCAACCTTCAATCCAGGTGAAGACAGTCATGCGCGCTTGGGCCTTGCTTTGGAAGCTGCTGCGTTCGATGAGTTCAGCCTCTAGGCTGGCGAAGAAGCTCTCTGCCATGGCGTTGTCGTAGGCATCGCCCACCGTTCCCATCGAGGGGCGAACACCCATCTGCCGGCAGCGCTCGCCGAAGGCCACGCTGGTGTATTGACTGCCCTGGTCGCTGTGGTGGATGACTGCATCGGGCTTGCGCTGGGCGAGCGCCATGTTCAGCGCCGAGAGCACCAAGTCCGTGGTCATGCGCTCTCCCATGGACCAGCCCACGACGCGGCGGCTCCAGACATCGATGACCACTGCCAGGTACAGGAAGCCCATCCACGTCGGCACATAAGTCATGTCGGCCACCCACAACTGATTCGCACCACCGGCTTCGAAGCGTCGATTGACCAGGTCCTTGGCCGATGCGTGGCGCTTGTCGCGGCGCGTGGTTACCGTGAAGCCGCGCCGACGACTGATACCGCGGATGCCGGCTTCGCGCATGAGGCGAGCGACTCGCTGCCGGCTGATGCGCACGCCTTGCTCGATGAGCTCGGCGCGCACCCTGGGCATGCCGTAGGACTCGTAGGAGTCCTGGTGAATCTGACGGATGCGCTCGGTCATCACCGCGTTGGCAATGCCGCGCTGCGAGGGGGAGCGCTCGCGCCACGCATAGAAGCCGCTGGCGGACACTCCGAGAACCTGACACATCGTTCGCACAGGGAAGTTGGCCTGGTTCGCCATCACGAGTCCGAAGACTTCGTGGACGTCGCATCGCTGCGACCGGCGAACCAGGCCGTAGCCTTTGCCAAGATGTCGCGCTCCGTCTGAGCCTGACGCAGTTGCCGGCGCAGTCGGACAAGCTCCTCCCGCTCGGCTGTGCTTAGGCCTTCCTTGCCTGGCAGCGGCTTGCCGCTGTCGATGGCAGCTTGGCCGACCCAATTGGTGATGGATTGCGCCGTGACGTTGAACTCACGCGAGAGTTCTGTCGGCGTTCGTCCGGCTCGAACGAGTTCGACCATTTGCTGGCGGAACTCCGCCGGATAGGGTGGTCTGGACTTGGACATCTTCGACTCCTTGAACACAAAGCTTGATGTGTCCACGGAACCGGGTCAACTCCAACTCCAGCCAGCTGCGCAGCCGGTGCTGGCCGAGATGCTGGCCCAGATGCGCGAGCAGACCGGCTACCTGCGGGAGTTGCTCGACTTTGCGCGAGCGACGGCCGAGCAATCCCGAACGTCCGATGAGTTGATCACCACTCCAATCAATTAGCCTTCTCCACGGCCTACTGCCTGCAATAGCCACTGCCCACTGGCTTAGTTTCCGAGAGAAGCAAACACAAACTCTCAAATCCATGAATTGACAAAATTACCCGAACAAAGTCTACTCATGGAGGTTTTTCCACCAATGACAAGAGGGCTCTCAAATTGCGCAATTCGATCATTTCGCTATCTTTGCCACTGTGCATCTTTTCAAGCAGCGTCATAGCAGCAGACCAGACGGTTTTCTGGGCGACGTTCAATGAACCTCTGAGTACCAGAATGTCGGGAGAGTCGGGAAGCGCCAATTCCCCCGGAAAAGTGGTGATAGACACCTGGGGACTTGGCGTACTTAACAAAAAGCCAAATTGGGAAGTGGGCGAATTCACAGGCATGTTCCTGACGCCAGCAGAGAAAAGCACAGCGGAATTAGCAGTTAATACTGACTGGGTGGGATCATCTGCTGTGCAGGGAAGTGGCAATAACTTCGCGCTGCAATTGCATACTTGGTCATCTGGATCTTCCAACTACAGATTTAATACCAAAGCGATATTCTATCGCTGGACCGCGCCAAACCAAATTTCGCCTTGGAATACGTCCTACTACCCTAACGGAACGCAACTCTGTACAGGAATTTTTGCGGCAGTACCAGGCTCATACACAGGCGATGGATCTGCAAATTATGGAGGCGTTGACCTTAAATTCGTTGACACATATAGCGGGCAATCGCTTGTTGTCAGTGGGCACTACTATCACAGCCTCGGAATTGGAGAGGACACCAATCATGACACACTTACAGGTTGGTCACAGATAATTAGCTACTTCGGCTCACAAAACTATATCAAATCCTCACTTGGATCATCAACGGGCAAGACGATGCCTTGGAGTAACCTCGAATGGTTCGGATATTGTGTTGGCAGACCCGAAATAGATAAAGCAATTAACGCCATTAAAGCAAGATTCACAGATAAATCCATCGATCTACAAGCAGATCGTTTAAGGTTTGATTTTGCACTTGCAGGTTCCGAAATATACACAGGACCGAACGATATCCACAATGGATGGATGGCGGTAAAATTCAAAGATTGGACGGTTTACACGAAGACCCCCTGAGTCAATAAGCATTTAACTAACGTCAGCCGTTGATTGGACGGTTCATTTTCCGCCGAGCCTGGGCCCCCTCCTCCCTCCCTCTCTACTTCCCAGGCGCGCCTTTCAAGGCATCGGCACTTTCCATCAAGGCCCTACAGCTACACCAGTTGCAGGGCCTATTTGTTTCGTGGGTCGCCTTGTGCGGCATTTGGCCCGCCCTACAGAAATGTGGGGCGGGCGCTTTTTGGAATCCACCATGAGAACCAGATTCACCCGGCTGCGCGGCGATCGCGGCCAAGCCGCCTATGAGCCGCGCTCTCTTGCCGAATGGAAAGAAGAAGAGCGCCTGCTGGCCGAAGCTGCAGCCCAGCGCCGACAGCAGCAAGCCACCAACCCCACGAATCCGCCTCCCGGCGGATTTGTCGTTTCAGGAGAGCCGAAATGCAACGAGTGATCCCATCCGAGCCCTTCAATCCTGACCCCGACGCGCTCTTTCTGCGCACTGCCTCCCGCCCTGGCCCTGTGGCCGAGCCGGACCCGGTGCCCACGCCCGGCGGCTGGCTGCTGCTGTGCCTGGCATTGCTGGTGGCCCTGGTGCTCAGCGCATGCGCGGATGCAGGTGCGGCCCAGGATCCCGTGGCCAGCGCAACGGACGTGCAGCGCGCCCACAGCGCCGCGCAGGCATGCCCGCCCGGCCATGCCGTGGTCTGGATCGGCCCGCAATCCATGGAATGCCTGCGCGAGTTGCCATGACCAAGCTTCTCGGATTTTTCCTCTGGTCGGCCATCTCGGCTGCCGGCCTTGCCGCTGCGGTGGCCATCTCCGGAGCACCCCTTTTCTGAACCTGGAGCACCAGCTCATGAGCCATCCCACAGGCCCCGTCGAAGGCACACGCGTCACCCGCGAAATCACATCCAACCACCACGCCCATGCAATGACGCATGTGGCCGAGCCCATCATCGAAATTCTGAGCGCCTATGGCCAGCACAACGGCAACGCGTTCGCCGTCTATGGCGGCCTGTATGCCATGGGCTGCGCCCTGGCCAGCATCGGCGCGAACCTGGAGCCCGGCGTGGATCTGCGTCAGCAGCTCGAGCCCATGCTCGCTGGCTACCAGGCGATGCGCGAGTCCCAGCTCAAGGCACAGGCCCACTGATCGCCATGACGAATCCCGAGAAGCTCAACCTCTCGCAGATCTGCGCCGCCTTCGCTCCCGTGCTGCAGCTCAGCGCCGCCAACCTCGCTGCCCTGGGCGTGCCCTTCGAGAAGGACCGCAGCGCGGTGCTGATGAACGCCCGCGACCTGCCGCGCCTGGCCGACGCCCTGATCGACCAGCTCTACCAGAAGCGTGAGGAATTCCTGGCCGGGCCTGCGCCGCGCGCGCCAGCGCCTCCTGCACCCGCCATCCAGCACCTGCCCGCCGACGACACCGAAGGCGGCGCCCTGTAACCCACCGTTTGGAGAACCCCATGTCGCAAACACCGGCAGATCTCTACGCGCAAGAAATGATCATGCGCGCCAAGGCCAAGGCCACCGAGGCCGCCGCTCTGCGCGTTGAAGCAAAGGCCGAAAAACGCGCCGTCGAAGCCTACAACCTGCGGGCACGCGCGAAAGCACTTTCGGGCGAGGCGGCCCAGTTGCGCAACGAGGCCAAGCTCGTTCACAGGGAAGCCGTGAAGGGCATTGGGATCCAGGCCGAACAGATGGTGAAACGCATGCCGCCCGAGTTCGGTGGCTGGGGGATTCTCAAGACCCGCGCCTATACCAAGCTGCTGGACCTGCTTGTGTCCCAGGCAAAGCGCGTGCAGCCCAACCTGGCCCTGGCCACCCAGGCCCACACCCTGCTGCTGGGCCACGCGGCCTGGACCGATGCAGAAGCCAACCGCCTGGGCTGCCTGCCCAAGCATCCCAAATCCCTGGCCTGAAACACCATGCTCACAAACCTGATCATTTACCGAATCGCCGATTCCTGGTCTCCTGACCTGCATGCTGTCGAGGCCGCGCTGGCCAAGTCACCGTTTGCCGAATGCGGCGCCACGCAGGAGCGCAGCGCCGGCTGGGTGCCGCCGCGCGGCGAGCCCCATGGTCCGCTGGCCGAGTCCGTGGCCAATCAGTGGGTGATGCGCTTCATGACCGAGGCCAAGATGCTGCCGGCCAGCGTGCTCAACCGCCGCGTCAACGAAAAGGCTGCCCACATCGAGGCCACCGAAGGCCGCAAGCCCGGCAAGAAGGAAAAGAAGGAACTCAAGGACGAGGCCAAGATGGACCTGCTGCCCATGGCCTTCACCAAGCAGGGCGCCATGTGGGTCTGGCTGGACCCGCAGGCCCGCACCCTGGTGCTGGACACGGGCAGCCAGGCGCGCGCCGACGAGGTGGTCAGCTCGCTGGTGGAGGGCCTCACAGGCTTTGCGCTGGCCCTGGTCGATACGCAGACCAGCGCCCAGGCCGCCATGGCGCACTGGCTGACCACGCAGGAAAGCCCGGCAGGCTTCTCGATTGACCGTGAATGCGAGCTCAAGGCCGCCGACGAATCCAAGGCCGTGGTGCGCTACGGCCGCCACCCACTGGACATCGCAGAAGTGCAGCAGCACATCGAGCATGGGAAGCTACCCACCCGCGTTGCCATGACCTGGGATGACCGCGTGAGCTTCGTGCTGACCCAAGGCCTGCAGCTGCGCAAGGTTGCAATGCTCGATGTCGTGACCGAGTCCAAGGATGGCGATGGCGGCTTCGACGCCGATGTAGCGATCACCACGGGCGAGCTGTCGAAGCTCATCCCTGCCCTGATTGAAGCGCTGGGCGGCGAAGGGCGTACGGGTATGGGCAATGGGCTGCCTGCTGCGCTGACCACGACAGGCCCGGCCTGTGCCCCACCAGATCTGAAGCCAGGCGATGTGCCGTTCTGACATGGCCGCATCAGCCGAAAAGGTCTGCACCACCTGCGGCGAGCCCTGGCCCGCCGACGTGGGCTTCTTCCGCGCCCTGGTCAAAAGCCCCGACGGGCTGGCCGACCAGTGCAACGCCTGCGTTTGTGACAAGTACCGCCGCTATCGCAAGCGCAACCTCTCCCGCCCACGCGTCACCGACACGCTCGCCAGCATCTGGATGCAGCGCCCGGCGGCCATGGCCTCGACAGCATGAACCAAGACACCCAACACCAGCCCACGCGCGCCGAGCGCGATCTTCCGGCCGCGCGCCGCGTCGCAGAACGTGCCCGCTCCCTGTGGTGGGATGAGCAAAAGCCTACCCATTGCTTCGGCTGCGGCGCCGAGCTGCCCGAAGACCACCACCGCGGCGATGCCCTTCCCTGCGGCCACTGATCACCCAGTCCAGAAAGGAAAAATCCGAAATGTCCGAATACCAGAACCTGCTGGCCCGCAAGGCCGAACTCGAAGCCCAGATCGCAGCTGCTCAGGCAGAGGCCAAGGCACAAGCCGTCGCCCAGGCCCGCGCGCTGATCCAGGAGCACGGCTTGACCGCCTCCGATGTCTTCCCGGCCCAGAGCAAGAAGGCCAAGGGCAGCGTGGGCGTCCCGAAGTACCGCGACCCCGCCACCGGCGCCACCTGGACAGGCAGGGGCAAGCCCCCGAATTGGATCAACGGGAAGGACCGGGCAGCATTCGCTATTGCCGCGGCAGCATAGGAACGCTTGATTGCACGCCAGTACCCAGCGGCCATGGTCGTGCAATTGAATAGCTGGACCTCATGTATCTCGATGTACAATAGCCTTACTTCCGATGCCACCCGGAAGCCTTCCATTGATTTTTTGCGCAAGTCTACTTACGGGAACAGAGGGCCCGTGGAGCGTAAAAAGCACTCAAAATAAGGTGGCACCAGTTGGATGTATTTCCAAAATCACGCCCCCTCAGTCTGTAAATCGTGAAATTTCGCTGAAACTGAAACTTGATGGAGGGCTGCTTATGGATGCAAAGAAGTGGAAAATTAACTTTAAGAAGTTCACCATTGGTGTAACTATTGCAATGTTGACAAATGCGAGTGTGCTCCCGTAAGTAGATTTGAAAGGCCCGCGGAAGTGGGCCTTTTTCTTTGAAAGGGAAAACTCCGCTCAACCTAGCCAGCCATGGAGCTGGCTTTTTGCGTTTTGGAGCCCTATGAACACCATCGAATTCGGCGACTGCCGAGACACCATGCGCGCCTGGGCGGCCCAGGGCGTCCGCGCCCAGATGTGCGTCACGTCGCCGCCCTACTTCGGACTGCGCGACTACGGCCACGCCGGCCAGCTGGGCCTGGAGCAGACGCCGGAGCAGTACATCGCGGCCATGGTCGAGGTGTTCCGCTGCGTGCGCGACGTGCTGGCCGACGATGGCACGCTGTGGCTCAACATCGGAGACAGCTACGCCAGCCGGCCGAACGGCCCCAAGGCCAGCACCTATACCAATCTGCACGGTGAGGGCGCGGCCAAATACCGCGACCAGCATGCTCAGCGGTCGGCCGGCGCGCCGGAAGGCCTGAAACACAAGGACCTCATCGGCATCCCCTGGATGCTGGCATTCGCGCTGCGTGCCGATGGCTGGTATCTGCGCCAGGACATCATTTGGCACAAGCCGAACCCGATGCCAGAGAGCGTGACGGACCGTTGCACGAAGGCGCATGAGTACCTCTTCCTGTTCTCGAAGTCGGAGAGGTACTTCTTCGAACAAGAGGCGATCAAGGAGCCCGTTGCTGGCGACCCGCACGCACCCCGCAATCGCTGGGATCGAACCGACTACCTCGTGCCAGGCCAAAAGCCGCAGAAGCGGACCAGTCGTTCAGGCAACCTCGAACGCAAGCCACGCCCTGGCCTGCTCAACGACAGCAGGCACCAGGCGGGTTCCGTGCCCTGGGAAGGCTCGACGCGCAACCGGCGCAGCGTCTGGACGGTGGCCACCCGGCCATACAAGGGCGCCCACTTCGCCACGTTCCCGCCCGCGCTCATCGAGCCCTGCATTCGCGCAGGCAGCCGGCCCGGTGATGTCGTGCTGGACCCGTTCATGGGCAGCGGCACGACAGCGGCTGTTGCGCTCCAGCACGGCCGCCAGTACCTGGGCTGCGAGTTGAACCCCGACTACGAGCCTCTGCAGCGCGAGCGCATCGAGGCCTCTGCTGCACCGCCGCCCGCGACCAGGACCCGGCGCCGCGCCACACGACCACCCGAACCAGAGCCCGCACAACGCGGGCTTTTTTGATCCCGCCCCATGACCCCGACCCCACCCCAGGCCGCGTGCCAGCAGCTGCTGCAGCGCGCCGACCACGTCAGGACCGAAATGACCAGAACCATCACCGTCACAGCGCTCATGATGCTGGCCAGGAGCCAGGAGGACGATGTCGCGAAGGAGCTGCGCCGCCTGAGCCTAAGCAAGCCCCCCAGCGTGCATCGCAATAGGCCCAGCCTCGGGGGAGACTATCCCGTGGTCCCGGCAAAAAGCGGCGTACTCATCGAAAACCAGTTCAAAAGAAAACAGCGAGTCTTTCTCGGATTCGGCGATGAGGGATACAGCGTAGAACCTTGGATCATCCTCGGCATAGGAAAGGCCACGAACTATCCACACCTCCGCGTCGTTGCCCACAAGTCTGGAGAACAGCGCTGGTGGTGGCGCAGGCATTCGAGTCATAAAAATCCTCTGGACCGTCACCCACTTGCTACCTACAAGAGACCGCGAAAAGCATGCCGAGCATGCGTCTGGGACAAAAACACTATGCAAATGGTGTGCGGCCTGGGCACCTTACTTCGCACCCGAGCGCCCTGTCTGTGCGGAAGGCGACCTAATGAGCAACTCATCGCCAACGAAACGCAGCCCACCTGACACCGTGCGCCTGCTCGAAGTAGCCGAGACGCTTTACGAAGCGGATGCAGGTATCAAAGCCAAGTAGACATGACCATGGCCAGCAAGAAGCACAAGGACTGGCGCGACAAGCGCGCGCCTCACCCGGACGATGAACCGATCACCTGGCCCGCTCTGGCGGGCCTTTTCACGCCTGGCCTCATCTGCAGGCGCTGGAGGAACACGCCATGACCAAGAAAGAAAAAATCGAAGCCGCCAGCGGCGGGGACGCGCTGGCCATCGTGACGATGCGCCCCATCTCGATCAGCCTTCAGGAGGCAGCGCGGGCGGTGGATCTGTCCGAGTCGCAGATACAAAAGCTGGTTCAGACTGGCGATTTCCCCAGGCCCCGGCAGCTCAGTGCGCGGCGCGTGGGCTTCATCGTGGCAGAGGTCGAGGCCTGGGTGATGTCGCGGCCACCGTCCGAGTGCCTGCCGGCGCCAGACAGCGGCTACGGCCGCGCAGGGAAGCCCGGCAAGTCCGCCCCACCACCGCCTGGCTAAGCGGGCAGGCCCTCAAGCTTGCGCACGGCTTGGTACAGTCGCTTCACCCATGTCTGCTTCTGGGCGTCGAAGGTGTGGAGGTTGTAGCTGGCCACCATGACCCCGGGTTTGTGGCCGATGATGGCCTCGCCCACATCCTCCGGGCAATCAATGGCGCTGAGCAGCGTGCGCGCCGTGCGCCGCAACGCATGGGGCGACCAATCCACCACAGGGCAGATCAGCCCATCGCCGGCACGCCGCTTGGCCTTGGCGGACTCCGGCATCAACGAATAGACGTAGCTGGAAAACGTGTTGCGGTGATACGGCCGGAACTTCCCGCCCCGGCCCGTGAAGAACAACCATCCCTCCCAGGCTCCAGCTACGCGGCGCTGCACGATCTCCAGCGCTTCACCGAACAGCGGAACACGGTGGTCCACAGTGTCTGCATCCCGTTCCATCTTGAGCAGGTGGGCGGGGACCGTGATCCACCAACCATCCTCCTCCTGCGCCACGTACTCAGTGCGCAATGCAAAAATCTCTACACCCCGCATGCCGGTGTAGAGGTACAGCAGCAGCCCATCCAGCGCGCTCTGCGACATATTGGCCCGGGCCCAGGGCAGGAGCTTGCGCAGCTCCGCCTGAGACAGCACCCGGCGCCGAAACCCCACATGCTCCCCCCCGACGATTCTCCCCTTTGAACGCAGTTGGCCCTTCAAAAGGCTGCGCCACCAGTTCGGCGCCGCGCCATCGATCTTCCCTGCATCGAGCCCCCAATCCCACGCCTGCCCCAGCAGTGCCCGTAGCTTCTTGGCTGCCGCAGGAAGGTCTCGCCGCTTGTCGAGCACGTCGTAGGCTTGGGCGCGGGTCACGTCACGCGGCGCTGTCCTCGCAAGCTCCGGCTCCTCATCCAGCATTCGCTCCAAAGCGCTCCAAAGCGCTCCAAGCCCGGGCCGCGCCCTCGGCTTGGCGCAGGCCCGCAAGGTGATCGCGGAAGCCTTCCAGCAGCGCACGCACGGTCGTAGCCACTGCTGGGCCATTCTTGGCCATGGTTGCCTGGCGACGCGCTGCAACTGGATCAACTCCAGCACTGCGGCCAT